GGGCACTCGACCGCGAGATTACGGCTTTGGAGAGTGCCAAGCGCCGGGCGTATGACCGCTGTGTGTCAGGCGTGGCATCGGTGAGCGGTGCACCGGGCGGCGGCGGTGCCTCAGACGGCGGCCTGAGCCGCTACGCCGACTTTGCTGCGCAGGTGGATGCCCAGATCGACAAGATGATTGACATCAAGCAGGAGATCGCGGCGGTGATTGTTGAGGTGCCGGACACGACCCTGCGGACACTTCTCACAAAGCGGTACTTAAACTTTGAGAAGTGGGAGAAAATCGCGGTTGACTTAGACCGCACTCTGCGCTGGGTCATGCGGCTGCATGGCAGGGCATTGCAGGCAGCAGAAAAAATTCTGAAAGAAAATGCGAACAGGCCATGTTAGTTCACATAGTTTCCTGCTATACTGGTATCATGAAGTTCAGCGGGAATGAAACTGAGGTCCCGCATTTCTCCTGCTTCATAGCATTGGAAACACCTCCGGAAAGGCACTCTTGGAAACAAGGGTGCTTTTTCGTGCCCGGATTTCAGAAAGGACGGTGCAGAATGGCAAAAGGCAAATATCAGGAATGGCTTACGCCGGACGGCATCACCCGTCTGGAAGCGTGGGCAAGGGATGGTCTGACAGATGAGCAGATCGCAGCCAGGATCGGCATTACGACCAGCACGCTGTACGACTGGAAAAACAAATACTCGGAGTTTTCGGAGGCCCTAAAAAGGGGAAAAGAGGTCGTAGACATCGAAGTTGAGAACGCTTTACTCAAGCGTGCACTCGGCTACGACTACACCGAGGAGCGCGTAGAGCGCAGTCAGGATGGCGGAAAGAAGAGCATCAAGACCGTGCAGACGGTCAAGCACATTCCGCCGGACACGACCGCGCAGATCTTCTGGCTGAAGAACCGCAGACCGGACAGGTGGCGCGACAAGCAGCAGATCGAGCACTCCGGCACTCTCGAGGTGGAGAACCCGCTCGCCGGTCTGACCACCGAGGAGCTGCGGAAGCTGGCTGACGATGGTTGACGGGCGCATCCGCCGCGCGGCTCGCCTTGAGCTTGCCCGGCGTGATTTCTGGTCGTTCTGCAAGCTGATGGCGCCGGACTTCTACCGCGAGGACCGGCCGTACCTCAAGACGCTGTGCAGGCGCTTACAGGCGTTCTGTGAGAGCGACCGCAAGGTGCTGGTGGTCAATATGCCGCCGCGACACGGCAAGAGCCGCACGGCGGTGCTGCTGAGCCAGTGGCTGTTTGGGCGCGATCCGTCCGAGCAGATCATGACCGGCAGCTACAACGAAACGCTGTCCACGACGTTCGCACGGGCGGTCCGCGACGGCATTGCGGAGGAACGGTTCGACCCGAGCCGCATTGTGTTTTCGGATATTTTTCCACAGACATGCATCAAGTACGGCGAAGCCGCTGCGGGAAAGTGGGCGCTTGAGGGGCAGTACGCGAGCTATCTTGCTACCTCTCCGGGCGGCACAGCGACCGGCTTCGGCGCACGCAAGCTCATTCTCGATGACCTGATCAAGAAGGCCGAGGAGGCCTTTAATGAGGGCGCACTCGACAAGCAGTGGCAGTGGTTCACGGACACGATGCTGTCCCGAACCGAAACCGGCTACAAGATCGTTATCATCATGACGCGCTGGGCGACCGGCGACCTCGCAGGCCGTGCGCTGGAGCACTGGCCGGATGCGGAACTCATCACGATGAAAGCCTTACAGGATGACGGCACGATGCTGTGCGACGCGGTTCTCACCCGCGAGGACTACGAGGACAAGGTTCGCACGATGAGCGAGGAGATCGCCAGCGCGAACTACCAGCAGCAGCCGATCGACCTGAAAGGCCGTCTGTACAGCAGCTTCAAGACCTACACAGACATTCCGCGCGATGCAAACGGCAGGCCGCTGTTCACGCATATCCGCAGCTACACCGACACAGCGGACACCGGCGCGGACTATCTTTGCAGCATCATCTACGGCGAGTATAACCATGAGGCCTATGTGCTCGACATCTACTACACCAAGGACCCGATGGAGATCACCGAGCCGGAAACCGCACGGCGGCTGCTGGCGCATAGCGTAAACCTTGCGAAAATCGAGAGCAACAACGGCGGCCGCGGCTTTGCCCGCAACGTGCAGGAGCAGCTTCGGCGGCTCGGCTCCAACCGCTGCCGTGTGGAGTGGTTCTACCAGAGCGAGAACAAGGTCGCGCGTATCCTCACGAACTCAACGTGGGTGCAGGATCACATTTACTACCCGGTCAACTGGCGCGACCGCTGGCCGGAGTACGCAAAAGCAATGTTACATTACCAGAAAGAGGGCAAGAACGCCCACGATGACGCTCCCGACGCGACAACCGGCGTTGCGGAGCAGTTTACCAGGAAAGGAGGGGTCAGCGTATGGTGAAAGTGAACAGCCGCACGATTCAGCGGCTTTTACAGGGGCACGGGCAGTTCATCCGCGAGGCGGACGAGGCTCGGCGCTATTACAGCAACGTCAACCGCATCAAGCAGGACAACAGCGTTTTGCAGCGGCAGGCAGAGACCGAGCAGGCGCTCGGCAATCCGCTGCACCTCGCGGACAACCGCATTTCGCACTCGTGGCATAATCTGCTCGTGACGCAGAAGGTTTCCTACGCGCTGAGCTATCCGCCGGTGTTCGATGTGGGGAACAAGACCGCCAACGAGCGGATCGCAGAGCTCCTCGGAGATCAGTACACCGCAACGGCCATGCAGCTCGGCATTGACGCGAGCAACACCTCGGTCGGCTGGCTGCATTACTGGCGCGGCACAGACGGCAGGTTCCGCTACCACACCGTAGACCCGGAACAGATCGTGCCGGTGTTCTCCGGTACGCTGGAGAGCGACCTCGTCGGCGTGCTGCGCTGTTACACCATGCTCGACCCGACAAGCGGCCAGACCGTGCAGGTGTGCGAATACTGGGACGACACGACCTGCCGGTTCTACCGTCAGAACGGCGTGTCCGGCAACTACACCTACTTCGAATATCCGGAAGTCGGGCGGGAGCTGCGGCACGGCCTCGGCGCGGTGCCGTTCATCCCGTTCTACAACAACGCCGACCGGCGGGGCGACCTGCCGCTGTACCGCGACCTGATCGACGCCTACGACAAGGTGGTTTCCGGCTTCGCCAACGACATGGAGGACGTGCAGGAGGTCATCTTCGTCATCAAGAACTACGGCGGCACGGACAAGACCGAGTTCATGAGTGACCTCAAAAAGAGCAAGCTCATCAAGGTCGAGGGGGACGGCGGCGTGGACACCATCCGCGCGGAAATCCCGTTTGAGGCGCGGAACGCATTCCTCGAAAGAACCCGCCGTCAGATCTTCGTTTCCGGCATGGGCGTTGACCCGAACCCTGAGAATTTCGGCAACTCGTCCGGTGTGGCGCTCAAGTACCTGTACAGTCTGCTGGAGCTCAAGGCCGTGATGCTGGAAACGCAGTTCCGCAGCGGCTTTGCCGAGCTGGTACGCGCTATCTGCCGCCTGGAGGGTATCGCACAGCCGAAACGCATTCTCCAGACATGGACACGCAACATGGTGCAGAACGACCTCGAAACCGCGCAGATCGCGCAGCAGTCGGTCGGCATTATCTCGGACAGGACCATTCTCGCAAACCATCCGTGGGTAGACGATGCCGAGAACGAGCAGAAGCAGCTGGAAAAGGAACAGCAGGCGGCAGCCGAGAAGCAGCCGCAGTTCCAGTTCCCGCCAAAGGACGGTGCAGGCGATGGCAGCAGCGGATAAGCTGAACGGCGCCTACTGGCGCAAACGTGCCATCGAGCTGGCCGAAAAGCAGAAACGCGAGGACGATGACCTGTGTCTGCGGTTCCATCGGGAATACGAGCGCATTCTGCACGAACTGGACAAGGAAATTTCGATCTTCTACGCCCGCTATGCCGCAAACGAGAGCGTCAGCATGGCAGACGCACGCAGGCTGCTGCGGGATGCAGAGCTGGAGGACTTCCGGATGTCGCTGGACGAGTTCCGCGACAAGGCGCTTGCCGGCGGCTTTGACAAGGAGCTGGAGGAGGTTTATCTCCGTTCGCGTATCTCGCGCTTGCAGGCATTGCAGACGCAGGTTGAGCTGCGGATGATGGAGCTGTTCGGCTCTCAGCGCGATGTTCTGCGCGACCATTTGCAGGAGCGCTACACCGATACCTACTACCGCACGGTGTACGCCGTCAGCCAGCAGGCCGATGTGGCGAGCACGTTCGCGAGGATTGACCCGCAGACCATTGAACGCATTCTTGCGGTGCCGTGGGTCGGCAGCGACTTTTCGTCCCGCATCTGGGCGGACAAGGACAAGCTGACCCGTGAGCTGATGCAGACGCTCTCGCGCGGCTTTGTCCGCGGCGATTCACTGGGTCGCATGACGAAAGAGTTCGCCCAGCGCATGGGCGTGTCCGAGAGCAGGGCGGCAACGCTCATCCACACCGAGAGCGCCCACATGGCGGCTGAAGCTGCCGAACAGGGATACCGGGAAACCGGTGTCCAGTCCTATCGGTTCGAGGCAGCACTCGACCTCAAGACCTGCGCTGTGTGCGGTGCTCTGGATCAGCGCGAGTTTCCGCTTGCGGAGCACGAAACCGGCATCAATTATCCGCCGCTGCATCCGCGCTGCCGGTGTACCACCGTTCCGGTGACGGGGTTCCGGGTCGGCAGTAAGCGTGCAGCCAGAAATCCCGCGACCGGCAAGACCGAGTATGTCGAGAAGAAGCTGACGTATGAGGAATGGTGGAAGAAGTACGTTGATGGGGACGTAAAAACGTCCGAACCAGTTGCAGAACCGACAAAATCTGCTATAATAAAACCTAAGATAGCGGAGAATGGGGACGCGGCCGTGCAGAATGAGCAACCGATTTATCGGACGTTGGGAAAACTGAAAACCGAGTATCTGGAAAAACGCTTTGGAAAGCTGCAAACAGATGAACTGATTATTATGGACGAACGTCTGGAGCATATCCGAGAGCGCCACCCAGAAGATGTGGAGCTGTTCGAGAAATACGGGGCCGCCGCGGCACTTGAGCCGGATACTGTTCTAGTTGACGGTAAACATGATGGAACGGTTTTCATGGTAAAGGGCTTGCCGGACACCAATTTGAATGTTGTTGTACGGCTTGCGCTGGATACTGATGATACAGGACGGAAAAACTCTATCATGACGTTCTATCGCATCAGAGAAAAGAATTTGAAGAAACTCATAAACAAAAGCGAGGTTCTTTACAGCAAGGAATAAATCTGCTATAATAATCATACAGATAAACGGTATTTTGAAGTAGAGATTGTGCTGCTACGCACCCTCTGGGTCAAAAGAAATGTGGGAAAGGGCACACCCACCAAAATACCAGAGATCCCGATAAGGGCGCTTCGGAAACGAGGCGCCTTTGTCGTACAATCTAAGAACGAACCACCAAGGATTCAATCCAAGGTGGTTTTTTCATACCCATTTTTCGATGAAAGGAGCAAAAAACAATGGAATTTCTCAAAAGCCTTTTTGAAAAGGGCGCACTGACCTGGGAGCAGTTCCAGCAGGCGGCGAAGGACGCAAAGTTTGAGGTGGTCAACGCTGCCGGCGGCGCTTACGTTCCCAAGGCCGACCTTGACACCAAGGCGCAGGAGCTGACCACGGCGAACAACACCATCAAGGACCTGCGTGCCGCCGCCAAGGCGTGGGACGGCAAGGACCCGAAGAAGCTGGAGGACGACCTCAAGACCCTCCAGACCAAGTACGACACCGACACCGCAAATATTCGTCGTGATGCGGCGATCGACCTGGCGCTGACCCGTGCCCACGCACGCGATCCGCAGCTGACCCGCGCGGCGCTCTCGATGGACGACATCAAGATCGGCGCAGACGGCAAGATCACCGGCCTTGACGCGCAGGTCGAAAGTCTGAAAAAAGACAAGGCGTGGCTGTTCGAGGAGGACGGCGCAGGCCAGTCCGGCAAGCAGGGCGACAAGGGCGGAAACCCGAACGGCGGTCAGGGCGGCGGCTACAATCCGCAGTCCGGCGGCAACCCGAACACGGTAAACGATCTCGGTTCCGCTCTCGCAGAAGTATACAACACCAACGGCTAACAGAAAGAAGGAATGAAAATGCCTATCACTCTCGCACAGGCAAAGGTCGGCATGGCAAACCATGTGGACCAGCAGGTTATTGATCAGTTCCGCCGCGGCTCCATGCTGCTGGAGGCACTGACCTTTGACAACTCGGTATCTCCGGGCACCGGCGGCTCTACGCTGACCTATGGCTACACTCAGCTCAAGACCCCGGCAGGCGCGGACTTCCGTGACATCAACACCGACTACACCGAAACCGTAGCCGACCGCGAAACCAAGTCGGTTGACCTCAAGATCTTCGGCGGTACGTTCAAGATCGACCGTGTTC